CCCGAACGCCACCCGTGAGTCCGTTATGGAGGCCATTCTGGGCGCTGCTGCTGTGCGCCAGGGCGGCAACCAGACGCCGCTTCCGGCGGGCGCCGGCGCGCGCGACAGCGGTTCGGACGTCACGAACCGCAACGACGGCATTCGCGGCGCCATGCTGCACAGCCTTCGCTCGGCCTCGGGCGTCGCGTCGGAACCGGCCGCTGTCGCCCAGCCGTATCTGCGGCACAGCATTTCCGAACTGGCGGCCGTCACGCTCGGCGAGCGCGAAATGCCGCGCAGCGCCGCAGATCGCGTCGAACTGTTCGCTCGCGCCTTCCATTCGACCAGCGACTTCCCGATCCTTCTGGGCGGCGCGATGAACACCCGTCTGCAGGAGACCTATCAGGCGGCCCAGCCGATCTATCGCCGGATCGCGCAGCAGATGACGTTCGCCGACTTCCGCGCGCACGACATCCTGCGGCCGGGCGACTTCCCGACCCTGAAGCCGGTGTCCGAGACGGGCGAGATCAAGTTCGGCACCTTCGGCGAGAAGAAAGAAAGCATCACGGTCGGCAGCTACGGCATCCAGTTCGGCCTGTCGCGCCAGTTGCTGGTGAACGACCACCTCGGCGCCATCGACCGCATCCTCTCCAATCAGGGCACGTCGGTCGGCTTGTTCGAAGAGTTCACCTTCTTCGCGATGAAGCTGGCCAACGCCGGGCTGGGTCCGAAGCTGCTTGAAACCGGCGAGACCGTGTTCCACGCGACCAAGCATCGCAACCTCGCCGCTGCGGGATCGGCCATTACCGAGGAAGCCCTGTCGGCCGGGCGCGCGTCGCTTCGCAAGCAGAAGAATATGTCCGGCGTTCAGATGGGCTTGCCTCCCGCCATCCTGTTGGTGTCGCCGGACAAGGAAACCGAAGCCGAGAAGGCTATCGGCGCCCGCCCGAACGGGGAGTTCAACCCGTTCCAGGGCAAGCTGCGCGTCGAGGTCGGCGGCCAGCTGAGCGGGAACGCTTGGGAGCTCTATGCCGATCAGGCCTTCGGCGCCAACTGGACCTGGGGCCTGCTGGACGGCTTCACCGCACCGCGCCTGACGGTCGAGACCAAGTTCGGCCAGCAGGGCGTGGCCGTGTCGCTGGAGCATGACTTCGGCTGCGGCGCGCAGGACTACCGCTACGGCTACCGCAACCCCGGCGAATAAGCCGCGACCACGGGCCGGGGGCGGCCATCGCCGTCCCCGTCTTCCGCCGTCCGGCCCAGCGGCGTCTCTTCGAGGACAGAACCATGAAGAACTATGAGCAGCACGGCGATACGCTGGACCTGACCGCTCCTGCCGGGGGCGTCACTTCAGGCGTGCCCGTCAAGATCGGCGGCCAGGTCGTCGTTCCGCAGGTCTCGGCCGCCGAGGGCAAGACCTTCGCCGCCAAGACGACCGGCGTGTTCCGCGTCGCCAAGGCGACGGGGCAGGCCTGGGGCGAATGCGTCACCTTGCATTGGGACGATGCGGCCAAGGTATTCACCACCACGGCGACCGGCAACACGAAGTGCGGCCACGCGGCCGCCGCTGCGGCCAACGGCGATGATGTCGGCCTCGTGAAGCTGATCCCCACGGTCTGATGTCGCAAGCGGACCGTGAGGCGCGGCTGCTGGCGGCCGTCTACAGAACCTACGGCGTCGCGGCGTCGTGGAACCCGGCGACCGGCGCCCCAGCCGTCGCCCTCACGGTCCGGCACGATGTCACGGATGAGGTGACGCCGATGGGACAGGGTCAGGCCCTGCAGCGCACCAACATCATTTTCGTGCGCCTGTCTGAAATGCCCGAAGCGGTGAAGGGCGACACTGTCGTCAGTCCGCGCGGAACCTATCGCCTGAGCCGGACCCCGCGCCTGACCGACGACGGCCTGGAGTGGTTCTGCGAGGCGGTGAAAGCCTGAGGGGGCCATCATGCCAAGCACGTCTGAACAGGTGATCGAGGCCGTGAAAGCCATGGTCGCCGCCGCCCTGCCCGGCTTCCTGGTCGAGCGGAACACCGAAGGGCCGGAAGTCATCCCGCCGGGCGGCATGGTCGTCATCCGCGACGGCGATGCGGGCGAGCCCGACGTCACCCTTTCCCCCCTGACCTATCACTATGCGCACGCCGTGCGCGTCGAGGTGGTGGTGATGGGAGCCACGCCCGAAGAGCGCAGCGCCAGACTGGACAGCGCTCTGATGAAGATCGGGGCCGCCGTCGAGGCGGACCGTTCACTGAACGGCCTGTGCGAATGGCTGGCGCCAGCCGACGAACAGCCCGCTCGCGAAGACTTCCATGCTGAGGGCGGCGCAACGGGACGCGTCGCCGACCTGGACATCATCGCCAGCTATTCGACGTCCAACCCGCTGTTCTGACCGGCAGTCAGCAGCCCTTTCCCTGGCCATATTCGTCCGGCGCCAGGCGGACACCCCGACATGATGGAGATACCCCATGGCACGCGCACGCGGCGCCAACGCCCGCATGGCTTTGGCGATTGAGCAGACTTTTGGATTCGCTCCTGGGACCGGCTTCGGCTTGATGGCCTTTGTCTCGGCGTCTCTCGGCGAAGAGCAACCGCTGATCGACGGCGAGTTGCTGGGGCGCGGCCGCGAGCCCAGCGAGCCCGGCCGCGACTCTGTCACGAATACGGGCGACGCCGTAGTCCCGATTTGCGCGCGGCAGATCGGCATCTGGCTGCGGCTGCTGCTCGGCGCTCCGACCAGCGCGGCGGGCAAGGCTGCGCGCGGCGCTATCACCTTCGCCGCCCAGCCGGTGAACAACGCGACCATCGCCGTGGGGGGGCAAACCTTCACCTTCGTCACCGGCACGCCGACCGCCAATCAGATTCAGATCGGCGCGACGCTTCCGGCCACGGTGGCGAACGCCGTGCGCGCCCTGAACGCCAGCGCCGTGACCGGCGTGGCGGCCGCGACCTATCGCCAGAACGACCGGGGCAACGCCATCCTGATCCAGCACGACGCGCTCGGGGTGTCGGGCAACAGCTTCGCCATCGAGACGGGCGACACGCCAGCGTCGAACGCCACGGCCTCGGGCGCGACGCTGGCGGGCGGCGCCGCGTCGGGCGGGTATCGTCACACCTTCACCAGCGGCGCGGCAGAGCTACCCTCGGCTTCAATCGAGATCCAGCATCCTGAAGTTCCCGCCTTCAACATGAACTACGGAGTGAAGGCCAACACCCTGGGCATTCAGATGCAGCGGGGCGGCAATCTAACCGCGACGCTGGGTCTGATCGCACAGGGCGAATCCGTCGCCACGGCGTCGGCCGCCGGGGCGGTGGCCGCAGAGATGGCGGTGGCGCGCTTCTCGCAGTTCTCGGGCTCGGTGCTGCGTCACGGCGTGCCTATCGCGGATCTGGTCAGCGGCCAGTTCAACCTGTCGAACGGACTTGATCCAGTCCCGGCTATCCGCAGCGACGGCCGCGTCAGCGGTATTGACGAAGGCGCTCTGGCCCTGACGGGGCAGATCGGCGTCCGTTACAGCGGGCCTGAGTTGCAGCTGCAGGCGGAGAACGGCGAGGCCAGCGACCTGGAACATATGTGGACGCTGCCCGGCACGGACTTCTCGCTGCGGCTGATCCAGCACCGCGTCTTCCTTCCCAAGGCGAAGCGCCCCGTGACGGGGCCGGGCGGCATCCAGGCGGACTACGCCTATCAGGCGGCCGTCGATCCGACGCTTGGTCGGGCGCTGACCGTCATCCTCGACAACGACGTGGCCGGTTCGGCCTACGGCGCCTGAGTGGAGGGCTGACCTATGCTGCAGTTGAAGGTCGCCGCCCAGCCGGAATGGCTGGAGCCAGCGCACGGCGTGCGCGTGAAAATGTTGCCGCCGTCGACGCCCGTCATCGTGGAGGCCAAACGGATCAGCGCCGGGTTGATGCTGGCCCACGGAGTCGAGATGGGCGACGACGGCGTCGGCCATATGGGGCAGGCGCTGTTCGTCATGACGTCCGCCTATGTGGCGGCGGGCGCGCTCGAATGGGAGGGCGTCGCCGATGAGAACGGCGCTTCCGCCAAGACTTTGACGCCCGACCAGGTCGTGGCCCTGCTGGCGCAGGAACCTGAAATCTTCGACTTCTTCGACAAGGGATACGCCGATGAGGTCTACGCCCTGATGTCGGAAAAAAAAGGATCGTCTCCCTCGCCGAGTGGCAGTTTGGCAAGGGAGGCGCAGCCTACTGCCGGGACAGCTGCCGACGACAATACTGCGGGGGCGAAGGCGAGCCCTGCCCCTACGACCAGCACGCGCCGAAAACCCCGCAAGGGCGCCGCGTCTGGGACGTCCTCGACGCCTGCTCGGGCCAGTTGAGGTCAAGCGGGTTCGGCGCCTTCGCCCTGGACTACGGCGCCGTGGTCGCCTTCGCGCAGCTGGGCGGGCCGATGGACGAGGCGACCCGGTTGCTGATGTCCGAGGCCCTGCCTCTGGTCGAGGGGCAGATCATCAAGGGCCTTCGTCGGGAGGATGACGAATGAGGGCGCGGGTCGGCGTCGAGGCGGAGGGTCTGGCCGCCGAGATCGAGAAGGAATTGGCCCGCGACGTCACCGCCAGCGTGCGCGAGGGAACGGAGGCGCTGAAAGGCCTGGTTCGCGGCGCCACAGAACGGGCCTTCAGGGGTAATCGCCTGCCGAAGGCCTGGCGGGGCAACGTCTATCCGAAGGGGCAGGACAGCGTCGATGCGGCCGGTTACGTCGCCGTTCGCGGGTCAGCTGCAGCGATCATCGAGACGGCGCTGAAGGCCACCGTCATCCGCGCCAGAGGCGGGCGCTGGCTGGCGATTCCGACCGAGGCGGCTGGCAAGTTCGGGCTAAAGCGCGGCGCCAACGGCATGGGGGCGACCGTTAACAAGCGCGGCGCGCGCGAGCGGATCACGCCGGGCGGCTTTGAGCGCCGAACCGGCATGAAACTCAGGTTTCAGTATGAGGGCGGCAAGAAGGGCGGTCGCCGCGCCTTCCTGATCGCCGATCAGGCCATGCTCGGCCCCGGCCGCGTGGCGCGGCCCTACAAGTCAAAGGGCCGGGGATCGCGCCTGTATGGACCCGCCGGGCAGTCGTTCGTGGCGTTCATCCTGGTCCCGCAGATCACCACACAGAAACGCATGGATCTGGAAACGCTCGCCGAACAGGCAGGGTCGAAGACGGCGGGTCTGATCGTTACGCATCGGAGTCGATGACATGAGCGTCAAACAGGTCGCCATTCGCCTGAAGCCTGAGGGCGGCAAGGACGTCATCCGCGAGGCGGAGGGGGCGGAGCGCGCGCTGGTACGCATGAATGAGAAGGCAGCGGCCGGATCGGACAAGGCCGCCGCCGCCGCCATGCGCGAAGTGGAACGCCTGCGCGAAGTGGCGAAGGCGGCCTCCCAGGCGAACACGGCGCTCCAGAGTCGGATCGACCAGACGACGGGCGTCAGCGGGGGAACCAACGCCCGCGCTTCGGTTGCGGGTCGGACGCTCGGAGCCGCGGATAAGGCCTATGACCGGCGTGCGCAGTTGCTCAAGGAGACGCTGGACCCGGCTTGGGCGGCGCAGCAAAAGCTGAACCAGGAACTGGCCGAGTACGACGCGCTGGCCAAGCGCGGGAAGATCACGACCGAACAGCTGGCCCAGGCGCAGAACCTAGCCAAGCAGCGGTACAATGAGACGGCGACCGCCATCGAGCGGCAGGGCAAGGGGCTGAGCCGCAACGTCGTGGCGTCGCGCCTGAACCTGGGGCGTCAGGGCGCGGACGTGTTCACCACGGCCGCCATGGGCATGAACCCGGCCATGATCGCGATCCAGCAGGGGCCGCAGATCCTGGACGCGTGGGCCACCTCGGCCATCAAGCTGACGGGGCCTCTGACCCTGCTGGTCGGGACGGTCGGGGTGCTGGGCGGCGCGACCGCCGCCCTGGCCGTAGCCTGGAACCAAGGGCAGGGGTCGGCCCTCGCCTATGATCGCGCTGCGAGCGGCCTTGGGCGTACCGCCCGAATGACGGCGGGCGAGCTGAAGGCGGCGGCCGAGGCAGGCGCAGAGGCGGGCGAGATTTCGCTGAAGTCGGCAAGAGAAATGGCGACCGCTTATGTCGAGACTGGGAAGATCGGCGGCGAGGTGATGAGCGGCCTTATCGCCATCACCAAGGATTACGCTGAGTTCGCCAGCACCGACGCCAAGGGCGCGACGGAGGAACTGGCCAAGGCCATGGAAGACCCCGCCAAGGCCGCTCGCGAATGGACGCGCCAGTTCGGCCTGATGGATCAGAAGACGCTCGACCATATCGACAGCTTGGAGAAGCTGGGCGATCGGACCGCCGCTCAGAAGCTATTGCTTGAGGCGTTGACCGGCGCCGTCGACGGCCACGCGGATCGTGTGACCACCATCTCCTCCGCCTGGGATGCGGCAGCGCGCGCCGTTAGCAACTATTGGACCAAGCTCGGCGAGGCGCTTTACACCACGCCCGAGGAGCGCATCGCCAAGATCGAGGACGCACTGCAGAATCGGCCCCTGCTGCTGCCCGGCGCTCGGCGCGGACTGGAACGCCAGTTAGACGATCTGCGCTTTCAGCAGGGTTACGACAACGCCAAGCTGGAAAATGATCAGCGCATCGCGGCCGCCAATCAGGCGGCGCAAGAGGCTAAGGATCGCCAGGACGCCGGCAAGAAGGGTCGGGACAGGGCGGCGCGGGACGCGGATCGCGCGCGGCGGGAGGCCGAGCGTCAGGCCCGCGAACTGCTGCAGCGGACGCGGCGGGAGGAAGACGTCCAGTCCAACCTCTCGCTGCAGGAAGCCAAGGCGACCAACAATCTGGACCGTGTCCGCGACCTTGAGGCAGAAGCGCGGGTCCGTGCACGCATCCGCCAGTTGGAAGACGACGGCGTGGCGGCGGCCCTGGCGAAGAGCCGTGCCACTCAGGAAGAGCAGCGGCTGCTGGAAGCGATGAAGGTCCGGCGGGATGAAGAGGGCCTGAAGCTGCAGCGTGAAGCTGAGGCGCAGGTGATGCGGCTCCTGGGCGAAGAACGATCACTGGAGAACCAGCGCCAGCGGATCGAGCATGAGGACCGTATCCTTGCCTTTCAGAAGGCGGGCTATGACATGGCGACCGCGACCAACCTCGCTGAGGCGCAGCGCAACCAGTTGGTCGAGGCGCGCGCCGCTGCACTGAAACGGACGATCGCTGACGCCAAGACGGAGCATCGGCTGAACCTGGCGCGTCTGTCGGGTGACGAAGATGAGTATCGCCGGTTGAGCGTTGCCGATCGTATTCAGCGGCGCGCGCGGGAGATCGAACAGCGCGGCAACCTCAATCGCGGCGAGGGCCTGAAACAGGCGGGCCGCGAAATCAAGGAAGAGCTGGATGCTGCGCTTACGGGCGCACGGCGTGCGTGGCTGAGCAACACGCTGCTGGACATCAAGCGCAGCGGCCTGGGCGACGCGATCTACGATCAGTTGGACCGCGCCACCGACAAGTGGCTGGTCAAACTCGGCGACGCCCTTGGCGAACTGGATTGGGGCGGCTTCCTGAAATCCCTAGGCGGCGGCCTCAGCAGCGGCGGTTTCGATCTGGGCGGGGCCTTGTCGCAGTTGTTCGGAAGCGGCCATTCGGCGGGAACGGACTTCTCGGAAGGCGGCTGGAAGTGGGTCGGCGAGCGGGGACCGGAACTGCTCCGGCTGCCGCGTGGATCGCAGGTTATGGAGCATGACCGTGCACGGCAGGCGGCCGCTGGCGGCGGCGCCATGAACGTCAGTCTCGGCGGCCTGACCATCAAGAACTACGGCTCGGAGCCGATGACCGGCCATCTGTCGCAAAAGCCGGACGGCGGTCTCGAACTGGAGCTTGAACCGCTCTTCAAGAGCCAACTGGCCAAGGCGGGCAAAGACGGGAGCCTTGCGCGGGCGCAGCGGGCGACGCCCCAGCCGAGACGTCGCGGCTAGGGATTTAAACGGGAGCCGCAATGACCAACCGACTGACCAATGCCGGCGCCCTAGACGGGGTCAGCGGCTGGACCGCCACGGCGGGTATGACCCTATCGAAGGATGAGGCGGCGCGCGGCGCGCCCGGCCGGGGCGTCTTTCGCGCCTCGGGCACGTCCAGCAGCGCCGGACAATCCTTCGCCGTCACGCCGGCTTCGAACGTGCGGGCCGACGTTCAGGGGGTCTCTGTCGTAGAGGTCTGCGTGGCGACAGCGGCGTTTGTCGCCGGGGCCGCCGTCCCGCCCTTCGTCCGTCTGGTCTTCTTCGACGCCAGCGGCGCCGTGCTGA